CTGCTTGGGGAGGTCGATTTTCTTTTTCAGCAGGTCTATTGCCTCTGGCGAAGTAGCGTAGAAATCGTGCTTTTCCCGCTCCTTGTCTGTATGGTTGCTCGCACCGAGCATCTTGAAGATGCTGTTGCCGTCACCAGTCCAGTCTTTGTTTCTTGTCATTGATTTCGTCTTTTACTCGCTTGCAGGCGATGTCGTAATATTCCTTTTCTTTCTCTATCCCGATGAAGTGTCGGTTTTCCCTCACTGCGGCCACCAGTGTCGAGCCAGAGCCAGCGCAGAAGTCGAGAATTACCCCCCACGAATTGGTGTAAGTCCTTATTAGCCAACTCATTAGATTGATTGGCTTTTGGGTTGGGTGGAGTATCTTGTCATAGTCACGTTCAAAGTTGATGACACTTTTCGGGTACTTATAGTTGGTAATTACGCTCCCGTGAGCCTTAAAACTGCCGTAGCAACGATTAGTTGTTGCGCTACTCGCATTTCTTGTGTGTGACTTCTCGCCCCATTCCATTTGCGGGTTATAGGTCGGCAGTTTCTTGTAGAACACGCAGATGTCCTCATGGTTGCGCAGAGGCATACGGTTCGCGTTGAGGAAACCAGAGGTTCGGTTCCCCTTCTTCCAGACGAGGGTATATCGAAACAATTTTTCGTTTGATAGTATGAGCCTTGCCGTGAACAGCCCTTGACCGAACAACACGATTGCACCGTTGTCCTTGATGATGCGCTCCAGTTGTGCCCACATCGGCTCAAACGGGATGATGCTGTCCCATTTGGCCGATGCGTTGGACTTATTCAGCACATTATACGGAGGATCGCAGATGATTGCGTCAATGCTCTTGTCGGGTATTGACGGCATGATGTCGAGGCAATCGCCCAGTTGTATCGTGTCGATTAAGTCGGTCATTTCCAGTCTTTGTTTTTGAAGTTACGCTTATAACCGATGCTGCCGTAATCTTCTTCGGCATAACGCCAAACATAACCGCCAGCAGTCTTTTGCTTGCCACGGATGCACACCTCGTGTATTCCAGAATAAGAAATACCAGTTTTTCTACTGGCTTCCATGATTGAGCGATAAGATGCAATAGGTTCGCCTTTCTTGGTATATTGAGTAACAGCCCTCCCGACTTCATTTACCATGTACAGGCTGTGTCGCATACATTTTGTGCCATAACTTTGGTTATATTGCATAGTACACCATTCAAGGTTGTTGACGTGGTTGTTCTTGCCGTTTTCGTCTTTGTGGTTTACTGTGTCATAACCTTTTGGGTTTGGTATAAATGTTTCCGCCACAAGCCTATGTATCAACACTTGCCGAGACTTTCCATTGAGTGTCATTACAACTCTATAATAATAGCCATTGAATTGAGCCTTGAGTATTCTCGGTTTTCTTACAATGTGACAATATGGCTGTATTTCGGTTATGCGCTCTTTTGAACGCACTCGCCCAAGATTAGAGACTTCATAGAAACCTCCGTAACCATCTACCTGCTTCCATGTTTCGCCCTCAAGCGGTTCAATGGAAAGCCATCTTTTTGAATTAACTTCTATCATTTTCTTGATGTTGTCGCTTGGTGTTGGTTAAAGAATGAGGAAAGGCCACCAAGAAAGCCTTTGTCGGCAGGTGATCAATCCTACCTATCCTCACCCTCAATGTTTTATTTTTTTGCGTTCCAGGAATCCCAGTTTGATCTGCCCTGCCAATTTCTGCTCTCCGTATAAACGCGTCCTGTGAGATTAGGGCGTCCCGCACCTCTGCCAGTAGCCACAGAATATTTCTTTTTCTTTGACTGCTTGGCTTTAGTATCGTCATTATCGTCTCCTGTGTCTTCAATGTTGGCCTGTGCTTTAAGGACTTCTACCTGTTGCTCGGTTTGGATTTCAGACAACTCTTCTTGCATCTCGACTTGGCTTTCATGTTGGATTTCAAGTCTTTGCTCCTCGACAAGAAGTTGGTGCATATCAGCATCGTGCTTCTCTTGCAGAATCCTTTCCCACTCTTGCGGAGTTGCATAGGGCAACTTCTCCGAAGCGGTCTGTTTGGACAAGAATCCACCAAGCACAGCGGTGTTTAAATTTTGAGTTAACTCGCTGAGGTTTAGGTGAATATATGGCTCTATGTAGTGGCGTATATTCGTCTGCGTGAACGCCAGTCGGTTCTCGCTCTCGATGCCGTAGCCCCAAGAGAAAATCTCAATCATCTTGTCCACACAGCCGTCATACTCCTGCGCGTCAGCCATCGCCTTCTCGTAAGCGTCGCTGTACATGATTTTCAGGGCAACGCCAGGTGTGTCGCCCGATTTCAGCTCTGGGGTCTTCACCGCAAAGGACTGCTTGTAGATGCACTCCTCCAGTTTGTCGAGTTCCGCTTTGTATGCGTTGCTCGCGTCCTGTCGGTTGAGGAACCCTGCCTCTCCGTCGGTGGGCAGGAACATGATTTTGCTCGCATAGGACATATCCCCATCTGCGATAACCTCGCTGCCCTCGCCACGGACGTACATGATAGGCAGGCCGAAGTCATGGTTGCTGTGCGCAAGGTTGCTGAATGCGCTCTCATAGTGCTCGATGGTCTCCTGTGAGAACGTCCAGCACGGACCGTTGTCGTCACGCATATAGGCCACGGGGATGCTGTCGAAGCCGTGATGACGCTCCTCTTCCAGCTTGTAGCCGCTGATGTTGAACAGGCTATAAACCGCACGTTTCGCCCTGTCAAAGATGCCGCTTGCATCGCCGTCGGCCACAAAGCGGTAGTAGTTCTCGTCATCCCACACGTCGATGTACCGCTTGATGACTGTGCCGTCCTCGGCATAGTTGCAGTAAGTCCTCGCCAGCGTGTTCATCCTGCCAGTCTGCATGTCGTAGTGAGGATAGAGCCTGTCGCCGTTTAGGAAAGAGAACGTGCGCCAGCCGAACTTGCCCTTGTCCATGAAGCCGACGAAAGCGCCGTCGCCCGTCGCCTTGACCGACTTGGCAAGTTGATACCAGGCCACCTCCATATTCTTGTTCGCCCAGCCGTTGCGGAACTCTCCGAACACCTTGCGCGTGCGGTCATCCACCTTGTTGTCCGAGAGCTCGAACATAATGTCGTTTCCGCACAGGTGCGTCAGGTGCTTGGTGAGGATAATCTGCTGGAACGAGAAAGCGTAACGTGGAATTTCCTGTATGTACCACCTGCCGTCTTCCTCGTTCTTCTGCCAGATGTCAGGGTAGAGCGAGTGGTCGTTGATGGCGTGGCCCGCAGGATCGAGTTCACGCAGAAACTGTTCCTGCGACACGATTTTCCTGCGCAGTCGGTCACGCTTGACGGGAGTCTCTATCGGCTCCTCGATAAGATGCCCCAAGTCGGTAGAGTCGGGCATTATTCTTGTGAACGGTTTCTTGGTGAGCAGTTCACGGATTTGTTTGTTGTTTTGTGTAGCCATTGAAGTTGTGTGTTATCGTGGTGAAAGTCTTGTGATACGCATGTGCTTAGAAGCTCCCTTCGCCCAGTTGGGCACGCTGACCGAGTGTTTCAGCTCGAAGATTTCCCGCATAAAAAGCGCCTCGAAGAAGTCGGGCGAGTGCCCTACGATGGACTTGTTCTTCATCTGTTCCTTGTGGATGATGCACCAGCCCTTGTCCTGCTTGCTCATGTCCTGGCGCACGCATTTGCGCTCCAGTTGCAGGATGTCATATAATGTGCGCACATCCTTGCCGATTTTATACTTGCGGCTCAGAAGCGAGTTCTCGATGCTCCAGCCGCACTGCTGGGTGCGCTCGGCGAATTTGTAGGCGCACTGTGACTTCTTGTTGTCATAGAGATTCTTGTCGCGTCGGTCAACCGCTTCAAGGTTATTGAACGGCACAGCCTTCGGAAAAGCCCCTTTGAGCACCTGTCCCATGCCGTTGAGGTCGTATGAAAAGTTCTGCTCCAGCACGCCCCACTCGCGCAGCTTTGCGGCAAGCAGTTCGGTGGTGGTGTAGGGGTCGCGTCGGCAGACATAGACGTCGGCCACATGCCAGCCGATCCAGAACCACGTCACGCAGTTGTCGCCGCCAGTACCTGCGATGTCGCATGTGGCACGGCGCACGCCGTCGCCGAGCATGTGCGCGTTCTGGAAAATCTTGTCCATGTGCATCGGCTGGATAAGGTCGTCGCTCGCCTTGATGACATCCCAGTTCCCGTCAAACTCCCTCGCCCTGACTTCTGGCGGCTGGTTAAGCAGCGAGGCGATGTAGCCAGGGTCGTTCTTCAACAGCGCCCTGTTCTCGTTGAGCGAAGCCTTGATGAACGTCACCGACTTGACGAAAAACGATGTCTTGGTGTAGCCCAGCTTCGCCCAGCTCTCATCCCATGCGTCGTCAATCAGTTCACGGCATTGCGCATAGACTTCTTCGGGCGTGTCGCCCCAGATGATGTTGTCCACGCTGTTGTCGGGCATGTAGCAGTAGCGCACGACACCGTTTCGTTCTGGTATGGCGAAGCCTTTCAGCTCTGGGTGTTTCTTCCCGTCGGAATAGATGGTGTCCTCCTTGCCTATCCACCAGTCCAGGAACTTGCGCAGCCAGCTCAGCGGGTCGGGGTTGCATGTGCCGAGTATGCGCGAGTGTACGCCGACCGTGTTTCGGTTGCAGGTCTGTATGAACTTGAACATCTCGAATGGCATCTGCGGCAGCTCGTCGATGCCGATGTAGGCGAACTGCTGTCCGCGGTACTTGATGTCGAAGTCCGACATCGGCATATCGTAGTAGTCCAGCCCTAGTTTCGCCCCGGAAAGGAAGTTCCACGTCATATCATCCTTGCTCTTGTTGTACTTGCCGATTTGCCGGAACCACCGCCCGCCCTCGTTGATGATGTTCTCGAAGTCATCCTTGTTGCGACGGAAGATGATGCCGTTGAAGTGCTTGTTGGCGATGTCATAGAGCGGTTCCATGAGCATCGTCACCGTATTGTGGTTGATGTTGAATCCCTCGGTGAGATAGAGGTGGTGCTTGCCAGTGATGGTGATGCAGCGGCATTTCGCTTTTTCCTTCGGCTTGGTGATGCGGATGATTTTCTTCGTCAGGATGTTGTCAGATGTCGGCCTTGTCGGCGTGTCTGCATTGTAGTGCGCCCTGTCCTGGTAGCACATCTTCAAGAACATGTCAGCATCGTTAGGGGCTATGAAACTGATGCGCCAATAGCCTACGCGTTCAGGGTCATCCTCCACCTGTGATATTTTTGCCCAGATGCCAAGTGAACGGGCAATGTCGGCCACCTGCTCGATGAGTTTCTTGTTCGGCACTTCGACATAGGGATGTTTCTTCTGCGACTTGCCGTTGTGGTACATGAAGCCCTTGATGTATGCCCAGCGAGCCTTGACTGATGCCGTTCTGTACTCATCGGGCACGAATGCCAGCTTGTTCATCCTGCTACGGGTGATTTTGCGTCTCGCCTCGTCGGGGATGCCGCGAACATAGTATTTCCCGTTGATTTTGTTCTTGGTCACTTTCATGCCCATCATCGTGAACAGTCTCGCTGGATAGAATTTTTGTTTGTACAGCGGTATTCCAGACTGCTCGAAGTGGAAGCATCCGTCGCCGCACGAATATCCCAGCAGCATCGGGTGTATCGGCAGGTCGAGCTCGGTCTTTTTCTCGTTCATCTTTACCTCGCCGCACAGCGGTATCTCGACAAAAAGGCGGGCGGCGGCGGG